AACCCTTGTGTTTATTACGTTTTCTGAACAAAAAAAAACGTTATAAATATTCATTCTAAATAAGAAAAACACGTAATTAAGGTAAATTTTACCTAATATCGTATTAGAGTAAAGGTAAAACATATAAAATTTTGATTGTTATTAGGGTTATAACCATAAAAATGTCAAGTTTATAAAACATTTCTATTTAATTAATGTGGTAATTTTTGCCCCTTATCCTTTATTAAAATGTCAAGTTTTTGCTATTAAAAACTGGACAATTAATCGGAATTATACCTATTATGTAAAGCATATCTTACAAAAGTGTAGGTATTTGTAAACTTTATTTAGCATTATTAGTGCAAAAAAAAACAGCTACGTGCTGGGGAGCTTATAACTGTTTTCTTTTAACTAACTATGAATTGCAAATATATTAAAAAATATGTGTTAAACGTGCAATTTGTCCAAATTCTTTATGGTGGATGTATCCTTCAACGGCTTTTGGAACGCCTGTATATCCGTTTTTATGATGCCAACTATCACTTCCTGAAGCACTGCGTAACGTTTCAAATGTTACTCCAATGAAATCCTTGCTTGTTTTATGGTGTACGTGGTGCGAATAAATATATCGGTGTTTAGTTTTGCTCCAAAGTATTGGAAACTCCGTTGCAAGTAATAAAGGTAAATGTTCTATTTTCGCTCCGTCACCGTGTGTTGTGCCTATTAAATTACTTCCGTACCTAAACGCTTTTCTATGTTTTAAATCTACATTAAAACGAATACTTGACTTGCTGAAGTGTGCTTCTATTAATTGCATTAAAAAGAAACCGTGCGTTAAATCGTGGTTACTTGGGTTGTAAACAACTTCAACGTCTGCGAAATTCATTAATTGTTCTAAAAGTTCAATATATAGGTTCTTTGCCATTAAAAAATTATCGTACCACATTCCGTCCGTGTCTTGCGGTGTTCCTGCTGTTGTAGTTCGTTTTGTGTTGTCGGTGTGTAGTATGTCGTTTCCTGCAACAAATAAAACTTTGTCTATATTAAACCCTTTTGCCTTGTTTAAGATGCCTTGTAGTCCGTCTTTTGCACGTTTAACGGCTATCTGTGAATTATAGTCTTCACCTGTTTCAAATGCTGTTGCAAGTTTTCCAATATGTAAGTCTGCAATATCAATTACAAGTAAATGCGTGTCTTCGCTTTTTATTGTTTCTATTGCGTGATATTTCGGAGCGTATAACTTTACTTCTTTTATACATTCGTCTTTTATTTGTTGGATTGCGTTTAGTTCTTCAACCTTAAAATTAGGGTTCTTAAAGAACAAAGAAGCTTGTTTTGTTTTTAACCAACCGTGTTTTACGTCTTTGTCATCTACTCCAGCTTCGTCGGTTGCTTCTTTTATTCCACGATATTGCATTAAAACTTCAATCTCATCTTGTTTAAGACGAAACCGTGCGCTTGAATTTTTCATAAAAATTTATATTACAGATTTGATTGCGTACTTCCATAACCACGAAAGTAGTAAACCGATTGCAACCCCTACAAAAAGAAGGTTTAGATTTCCTGTTGGACGGTTCTTTTTTAATTCAGTTTTTGCCTTTTGTCCTTCAGACTTTGCTTTTGCTTTTTCAACTATCCTATCTTTATAAATAGTTTTAACTTTTATTTTATATTCTATTCTTTTGTCTAATCGTGTTTTTGGAACGTACTCTGTTCGCCATTGTATAATAGTGTCAAAAGTTTTTAAAAACGTTTCGTAATACGTTGTGTCAAATTTTGTAACTAAAACACTATCAAGTTTTGTTATTGTCAAAGTGTCTGCAATATCTTCGCAAACGTAACCTTTTTTTATTGCTTTGTTCAGGTGATATTGAGCCGAACACGAATAAAGAAAAAGACTAATAAGAATTATATTTAGTTTTGCCATTTTGCTTGGTTGCTTTTAAAACTTGTTTACGATTTCCACTTTTTTTATAACTAACGTGAACCCATTGCGGTTCTTCATCGTTTCCAAACTCCCAAATTAATTGGTCGAAGTCTAATTTGTCTTTTATAAAATGAAACCCTTTAGCGTCTATTTTAATATCCATTGCTTCAGCTTTACAATGTTGGCTTGATAAACTCCCTTTTATCATTTTATTCAATTGTGGTGAACGGTAGCCCGAACTAATTTTTATTGGTATGTTTAGGTGAATTCTTAAAGGTTCAAACACGTTTTCACATAAAAGTTTAGCGCTTTCAATTTGTGACAAACTCATTTTGTTGTTTATTCCGTGCGTTGTTGCAGTAGGTGAATTTTCAAACTCTGCAAGTGTAACGTGTGCGCTTAAATTCATTTTAATTTGTTTATGTCGTTTTTAATATCAATAGCACGTGTAAAAAGTAATTTTGCTGACTGCCATAAATTTACTCCTTTTACTATGCGCCAATTTTCTGCAATGGACTGTATTTCGATACTTGCTAAAATTAACGCTAAAACTTTAGTTAACATTAAAGGCACGGAAAACACGGTTAAAACTATATCGTTAAGAATAAAATAATCTATTAAGAAAAATAAAATAACACATAACTCATAAAGCAAAATTTTAGAAATTATTGCCGAAAGTTTACGTGATGTTATTTCTTGTTTTAGGTGTTTAGCTTTCCATATTCCTGTAGCTGTGTCTGCTAAAATCAAAGTAAATAAAAGTCCAAGTATTCCAGCTATTGGTAAAAAAAACGAAAAAATAATTGTTATAAGTTTCAATGCTGAATTTTTAATTGAGTAAAGTAATAAAAAAAGTTGTAGTTTCATAATTCTTCGAGTGCTTCAGTTAAACTGAAAGTTAAGTAAAAAAATAAAGTTATTCCTGCCAAATTAATGTAAGGTTCTGTGCCTTGGCAAATTAAAGAAAACGAAGTTAAAAAACCCGCAATAAAATAAAGACTTGCTAAATAATTACTTTTCATCTACTTGTTTTTTTGGTTCGTAAGTAATTAATTCTAAATCTTTAACCCAAGCAAATTGGTTGTTGCACTGTTCTATTTCTTGAATTGAAATAATCCAATTATTATTTGCGTCTTGAATAGGGTTAAAATATACATCAAGCATAAATTCTTGCCCTACTAATTCGTCTTTTTGTTTTTCCGTTAAAAGTCCTACTTTTATCATACTTGTCTACTTAAAGTTGTTTGAAAAGTTTGTATTCTATTGTATAATAAAGTACATTCTGCGGTTGTTAAACCTGTTCCAATGTGAGCGAATGCTAACTGTCTTGTTGAAAAAGTTGCAGCTACACCAATATTATTTTTTGCTGAAATATAAATTGGAAAAGATGAAAAAGCTATTTCAGAACCTACTTGACTATTTGTAGCTCCATTTTGTGCAGTTATATTATTTGCTGAATTAATTCTACTTGAAATAAAATTCATTGCACTTGTTGTAGGTGTTGGACTAACAATTATACCGCCTGAACTTGTATTGTGCCAAAGGTTAGTGTTTGTACTATTTCTTAATAAAAGTTCTAAATTTGTATTAAAAGCTGAACCCCTTGTTCCTAAAAGTACTCCAACTTCTGAATTATTAATTCTTGAATAAACTGAAACTGAACTATTGCCTGAAGTAAAATGCGTTAAAGGGGCTAAAAAAGTATCTGCGTATGCAGTTGTTCCATTTGGTGTTACTCCATTGTTAGAAAAAGTCCAGCCACCTACAAAATTTAATCTATGTCCTAAATTAGTGTTAACAGGATTCTTTAAATTATATTTACAAGTCGTTGCAGTACCACCTACAAATGGGTAAACCGCTAACATTTTAGTCCAAAGTAAATCGGTTTTTAAACCTTTTACAAGAGCGTCTATTGCTCCTTGTTGTGTTGCGTCAGTTATTCCTGTTGCTGTAATAAATGCTTGTGCGTCTGTGTCTGTTGTTACGCCTACTATATTAGTCAAACCTGCATAAGATAACGAATGCGATTTTCCCCAACCTATTGCGTTGTTTGCTCCTTGTCCCCAACCAATTGTGTTGTTTCCTGAACCATCGCCCCAACCGTTACTATTTGCCATTTTCTAATTTCTTTAAATAAGTTTTTAACTTAACTATGTTTACTTCTTTTGGTTTGTAGCTTTTTAAATGTACCATCCTGTATAATTATTATTAGTATCTGGAAACATATCGCTATTACTATTCGTGTTGTATTCAGGAAACAAATTGTTATTATTACTTATGTAGTCAATAAAACGTTGTGTGTAGTGTTGTGCTATTTGTGTTTCCTTTTCAATTAAAAAGTCTATTTCGTTTTTTTCTACGCTTGTTGAATTTTCCGAATTGTGTTTATATACTCCTTTGTTTGAAATTGTATAAGCTGCAAACGGTAAATAATACTTCATCGCTAAATGAATTAACATCGGCTTTAAATAAGTAGTTGTAAGCGTTAAATAATTGCCTGTTAACGTATTTGCTACTATGTCCGCTTTTATCTTGTTTAGGAGCTTTGTACCAGTG